GGTTTCTTCGGAAAGCACCGCACCCATGCGCTTTGCTTCATCAGTCAGCGCCGCAATACCTTCTGAGCCTTGCGCGATGAGCGGATTCAGGTCTTGTGCTGATTTGCCGAATAGCTGCATAGCGAGGGCGTCACGCTCGGTTTCATTCGATATGCCGCCAAGCGCGTCGATTACCTCCCAATAGACCTCCTCGCTATCTCGCAGATTGCCATTGGCATCGGTAACCGATACGCCGAGCTGCGCGTAGGCATCCGCATATTTTGCAGAACCGTCGGCAGCATTCGCCATCGACTTGACGTTTTTTGCCATCGAGCCAGTGAGGGTGTCAAGGGAAACGTCCACAAGGTCGGCAGCGTAGGAGTAGGCTTGCAGGCTCTCCACGCTCATGCCGGTGACTGTAGACTGCGTAAGCATTTCATCAGCGTAAGCGGCGGCTTCCACCGTCATATCCACGAGCGCCTTGCCAGCCGCGACCGCAGCCGTGCCGATGGCGGCAAGAGCAACACCCATAGCTGTGCCGACGCCCTTGAGTACAGATCCGAGCTTACTGAACTTGCCGCCTGATTTCTCCGCCTGATCGCCGGTCTGGTCAAGCTCGTCACCCAGCTTATCCGTTTGCTTTGCGGTTTCCGCAGCCTCGTCGCCCATGCCGTCGATGGCCTTTTCATTGTCCTTCAGCTCGCGCTCCATGCCGTTCAGCTCTGCCTCGGCATTATTGAGCGCAACGACCCATTGCTGGGTGCGGCGGTCGTTCTCGCCGAAGGAGTCGGAGGCGTTTTCCAGAGCCTTGCGCAGGGTTTCGATTTTCTCCTTCTGCGCGTCGATTTGTTTGGTCAGCACCTCGTTTTTAGAGGTGAGAGACTCGACGCTGTTCTCATTTTTTTCGAATTGAGAGGTGGCGAGTTTCATCTCAGAGCCGAGAACCTTGAACTGAGAATTGATGTCGGCAAGCGCCTTTTTGAACTCTTTTTCGCCCTCGACGCCAATTTTCAAGCCGAAATTGTCTGCCATAGCTCACCACCTCCTTAAATCCCGCCGGGGATAATTTCATCAATGTAATACTCGCGTTTTGGCTTCGCCAGCCCGTTGTATTGCTTGTAACACTCCCACTGGTCGAGCAGATGACCGATAGGCATGAGCCACACCTCCGGCTCCGCCCGACCGAGGAGCGAAACACCGTAAAAAATCAGTCGGGCAAACAACTCTTCATCGCTTACCCGACCTGTGCGTTTTTTGAGTCCGGCTCACTTTCCACCTCGCGCTTGGTGCCCTTATACATGGCGTCCATGATGGCGTTTTTGTATTCAGCCAATTCAAAAGGCGAAGTCAGAAGCTCGACCGATTCCTCGGCGAGCAGTTCCTTCTTCGCCTTCGGATTTTGCAGGTTATATACGAGCACGGACTGATTCGCCAGCAGCGTGATAAGCCACACGATTTCATCCAGCGCTAGCTCGAAGTTTTCGGATTTCATCAGCTTATCGCCGAGATTGGACAGCCCGCCGTAGCGTTTGGCAATTTCTTTTGTCGCCTTGGTGGTGAGGAGCATTTCATACTCGTTGCCGCCGATGGTGATAAGCGTGCTTCTTTCGTCAGCCATTATGCGTTACCTCCCGTAAAAGTCGGCTCATACACCTGCGTGTACCAGCCGGTGATAACAGATGCCGGAATATCGGCGTCACCCTCGGTAGCCTCCGCTTTCCATGGGTGCTTGCCGTTCTGATCGAGCTTGTTGCGACGCAGTACGGTGCCTTCAATGGTAGGCGTGGAGAAGGTGATAGAATCGCCCTTTGTAGCGAGATTTGTTGCGGGAATACCGAACTTCACACGGTACAGCCAGAAATAGCGGTATTTTCCGTTGGACTTCTTTGCGCGGAAGCCGATAGCCACTGGATCGCCGCCATCCTCGGATGCAGCAATCACGACGCCGTTGTCGTCAATCTGAGCGCCGGTCAAATCCTCGGCGGTGGTTTTGCCGATGTCGTCGATACCAAGCGAGAGCGTGCCGGACTTGAACTCCTTCACGACCTCGGATGGACCGTCGTCGGCATAAAGCGTTGCCTCGGCAAGCTCAATGGAAAGGTCTGCCTGCATCGCTTTGGCGAGAGAAACGGGAGCGGCATAGGTTTCATCGCCGTTTGCGCCCTCCGTGATTTTTGAGTAATAAAGTCTGTCAAGACCGATTGTTGCCATAGAAATCAATCCTCCAATTCATAGTCTTTCGCCACATCAATGGCGTAATGGTGGTAGCCGGTATCGTCCTCGTGACCGAGATAGCGCCGGTCGGTTATCGTGATATCCGCATCCAAAAGGGCGCGGACAAGCGTGTTTTTCGTGCGCAGATAGTTACCCTTGTCATAAAGAGACACCCGCACCTCCTGCGTTTCATGCTGCGGGCGGTTGTCCGCAAACAGCTCGAAGGTATCAGTCATTGGTGTAAATACGCAGTAGCGGTCGGGTGCGGAGTCCTTGAACACGCCGGTTTCCAACGGGATATGCAGTTCGCCCACGATTTCCGTCAAAAGCGTGAGCAGAAAGTCCTCGTCGGTCGGGTCCTTGGTGTACTGCGCGGCAACGGTCATGTCCTCCAGCACCCGCTCGGTGGATGCGCTCCAGCCGGTGAAGGTGTAGCCCTGACGAACTGGGTCAGCGGGAGGTACAACAGAACCACCGCTGTCAACCATTTCATCCTTCAGCAGCGTTCCATCCCAATCCTGATAGCGGACTGAATATTGCAGAACGCCTTTCTCGGCGGTGATTTCGATTTCACCCAAGCCAACATAGGTATTGCTTTCCTTGTAGCTGTCCTCGCAGACCACGCAAAGTGCGTCTGTAATCACAGGCTCGGCAAAATCGAAGGTCAGCGTCGAAAAGGACGCCGCCTCAAATGTGCCGCTGGCGATAAGCTGGGTTCGGCTCTTATCCGAGTAGACCGACACATTTTTAGTGACATAGTTGTAGCCGGAGTATTTGTTATACAGCACCAGTTTTGTGATTTTGAGCATGACCGGCAGCTCCCACAACCACCACGCCGGGTATGCGTCCTTCGCCGCCTCCCACGAGGTGGTTTCGCCCACTTTTATGCCGTCTGAGGCTTTCCACGGATAGGCGCTCGACGCGGTATTTTCGGAGCTTGCGGAAACTAATCCATAGCCGTTATCAGCCGAAAGGATAGGCTGTGTCCACGGTATCCAGCGGTAGGAACTCATACGCCGTTCACCTCGCTCTCCAGCTTTGCCTTCATCGCTTCGATGCAGGCGTTTTTGCTGGCTGATTTCGCCGGTTTCAAGAACGGCTTTGCCGGTTGACCGTGCTTACCGTATTCGAGAACGCCCGCGATCATGGCGTTGCTTTTCCCGTCAGAGCGCGGCTCGGAGAAGCCGACCTTCACATTGAAATCGCCGTTCTTATCCTGACGAGCCGCCGAAACGCCCAGTGCGCCGACCAACTCGCCGGTGGAGCGACTTTCTTCCTTTGTGCCACTGCCGATGACGGACTGCAGGTTGGATTTAACCTTTGCTTCTACGACCTCGCCGCCAGCCTGTAACACGCGAGGCAGAATTTCGTCAGTTTTGTCCGCCAGCTTGGAAACCTTCAGTAGGAAATCCTCCGGCAGCTTATATGTTGCTTTAGCCACTGGGCTTCACCTCTTTCGCCAGCACCTCGATATACATTCCGCGACCCTTCACATCTTCCACCGAGGTGATCTCAAAACGACCATCGCCGTTGACTATTACCATAGCGGTCGTTACGGCGACGCCGGGGATACAGCGAAAACGGAAAAGGTCGGTGGCCTCGGAGAACTGAGCGCGGTTCGCCCATTTCTCATTGCCGTGCCGACCCTCCCGATAGGCTCTGACAGATGCAAGAATAACGTCGGTTTCTGTCGAAAAACCCTCTGCATCCTTGACGGTCTGTTTCTCTATGAGGTCGATGAAGGAGTTCATTTTACCGTAGCTCATAATCACACCTTCCAGTCCCGGTCGAGCCGAAGCAGCAGATTCACCGTGTTCCACACCTGCTGTCCGGCCTGAACATTATCTGAGAAAAAGCCGCCGTGCTGCCGTCCCGCGATTC